TCGGCCACCGTCGCCGGCCAGTGGATCGGCGTCGTGCTGGACGAGCGCGGCCACATCCTGACGCGCACGGGGCTGACGTACGACACGAGCGACCAGGCGCGGTTCGGGGCGCGGATCAAGTGGTTGAGCCGCTCTCGGCTGCTGCAGAGCGCGCGGGAGGTGGCGTGACATGGCCTACATCACCATCAACAACTACAACGTGACGCCGGAAGTCGATGTGATGAACGACTACGTGCATATCCGGTTTGGCGATCGCCTCAATGGCATCGCGATGAACTACAGCGAGGCCGAACGTCTCGCGCACGCGATGCTGAAGGCTGTGCAGGACGCGCGTAAGGCGCAGCAGGTGGAAGCGTGAACGCCCTCCCGTGCCAGTCCGACGTCGGCGGCCGACTTCTCGACCAGATGGCCGACGAGTCGATGCGCGAAGAACGTCGTGTGGCCGCTCTCGACGAGATGGTCGAATCCTCGTACTGGCTGCGCAAGTGGCACCGCGAGGACGACAGCGAGCGCACGGTCGCGACGTGCTGCGAACTCGGCCTTCTGCTGATGCTGAGCGACGGCCTTCCGTATGGCGACAGTGAGCGCGCGGACGGTCAGCGCGAGGACTTCGCTACCCGCCATTCGATCCTGCGCGATTGCTTCTTCGCGTGGGCCACTGCTGGCAAGCCGTCGCACCTGGATCGCTACCAACAGGCCGGGTGGCGGACGCGCGAGGCGGATGACATGGAGGACGAGGCATGAGCGCGCCGAAGGTGGATGTGCTGGCGTGGTTCGATTCCTACATCGAACGGAACGGACGCTACGGGGAAGATGGCATTCCGCCGCGCGCCGCCGTGGCCGAGCTGATCGAGGCGGCGAAGCAATCACGGCAAGCGCTCGCATGGGCTGCGGAGATGCGTCCCGATTTCGCGCCGGAATACGAGCTTATGGACGCCGCCCTTGCTCACATCGGAGATGCCGCATGAGCGCGTCAACCCTCCACCGCCGCGCCATCCGCGACTACGACGAGATTCGACGCTTGGCCATCGAGACCACCGAGCGCGAAGCCATCACGCGTGATCCGCAGCAGCCGGAGCCGTGCAACTTCTGCGCGCATGACGACGCTCCGGCGCCTGTCGATCGCTTCGCCGAGTTGGCGAAGTTGCTGGGCCGCTTCTGGTTGCTGTGGCTGATCGCGTTCACGGGTCTGTGCGTTGTCTCGGCGCTGCTGGCCGTGGCGCTGGTGGCTGAGATGGTGGCGTCGTGATGCGCATCGTCAACATCACCTTCTCCGAGGCGTGCGAGTTCGTGCGCAACTTCCATCGGCATAACAAGCCGCCCGTAGGCCACGTTTTCAGCATCGGCGCATCCGATGGCGCGCAGTTGGTTGGCGTCTCGATCTGCGATCGCCCTGTGGCTCGCGCACTGGACGACGGTGCGACGCTGGAAGTCATCCGGTGCTGCACATCGCCGGATGCGCCCAAAGGGTGCGCTTCGTTCCTCTACTCGCGTTCGTGGCGTGCCGCCTGCGCGCTTGGCTGGGCGAAGCTCGTCACCTACACGCTGCAATCCGAGTCTGGCGCATCGCTACGCGGCGCTGGCTGGCGGCTGATTGGCACGCTGCCAGAACGTGATGCCGCCGGCTGGAAATCGCGCCCAGGTCGTGCATGGCAACCCGTCGTTGGGCAGTCCAAATTTCGCTGGGAGGTTGTGTGATGACCATGCTCGCCGATCTTCACCACCTCAGCGCAGCCGAGTTCGCGGAAGCCATCGCGCCGCTGCAAGCCATGTTCGACGCACACCATTCACGACTCGCCGCACGCAAGCGCGAGCCGTTCCACCTTTCGTCGGCCACCGCAAGCCCGTCGCGAGACGCGCTAGATCTTCCCTTGGATCGCGCGGTGGCCGGCGACTCCATTGACCAAGGAGTTATCGCATGACTGAGCGCATAGCTACCTCTCAGGCCGAGCTTGACCAGGCCATCGCGGACAAGGTGGATCTGATCAAAGTCGATTCGCCTGCCGGCGTTTGGCTGAAAATCAGCGGCCTCGGATCGTCCCGCGCCGTGCTGCGGGGATCGTCCAGCGCCGTGCTGTGGGGATCGTCCAGCGCCGTGCTGTGGGGATCGTCCCGCGCCGTGCTGCGGGGATCGTCCAGCGCCGTGCTGTGGGGATCGTCCCGCGCCGAGCTGTGGGAATCGTCCCGCGCCGTGCTGTGGGGATCGTCCCGCGCCGTGCTGTGGGGATCGTCCAGCGCCGTGCTGTGGGGATCGTCCAGCGCCGAGCTGCGGGAATCGTCCAGCGCCGAGCTGTGGGAATCGTCCAGCGCTCACGCGTACGCGAAATCGAAAGTGACGGCCGCGCCGCTCTGTGCTGTGTTCCTGCACGAATCGACCGTGGACGTCTCCGGCGGCGTGATCCTCGATCACAGCAACATCAAGGACATGGATACCCGCGCTTGGTGCGACTACTACGGCGTCAAAGTCTCTCGCGGTATCGCCACGGTCTACAAGGCCGTTAACGATCAGTGGACCACTTCGCGCGGCGTGGATTATTCGCCCGGCGCCAAGCCTAGCTGCACTGATTTCCGCGATACCGACGAATGCGGCGGCGGACTGCACTTCGGACCGACACCTCGGCATGCGCGAGTCTATTTCGATTCCGCAACGAAGTTCGTTGCCGCTGGCATCAAGTTGTCCGAGCTTCGTCCTATCACTGGCGACATGGCGAAATGCAAAGCGCCCCGCGTCGTGAGCGCATGCGTCGAGGTCGATATCGATGGCAAGCCGGTCGAGGTGGCGCCATGAGCATCCTGACTCGCAGCTGCCGCGTCCAGACGCCCGACGAACGCCGCGCCGCCTGGTCCTTCGCCTACTACAGCGCCGGCCACCACCGCCGCGACCGCAAACCGCGCATCCGCGTGAAGCCGCGCATCCGAATCATCAACACCGAGCGCGGCGGACACCGCGCAGAGGATTCGCAATGAGCAACCAAGTCGCAAAAGTCGAACGTGACCAGGTTCCGGCCGTGGCCGACGTATCGCCGATGTTTGCCATGATCGAGCGTGCCGCGCGCGATCCGGGCGTGGATATCGACAAGCTCGAACGGCTTATGCAGATGAAGCGTGACGCCGACGCACTGTCAGCACGCGCTGCATTCGATGCCGCGATGGCAGATTTGCAGCCGGAGTTGCCTGCCATCGGCGAGCGCGGCAAGGCAGTCGTGCAAGGCCAGACGCGCTATACCTTCGCGCTATGGGAGGACATCAATACGGCGATCAAGCCAGTGCTTATGCGTCATGGCTTCGCGCTAGCCTTCCGCGTCGATACGAACAACGGCATCACGGTAACCGGCGTGCTGTCACATCGTGCAGGCCATCGCGAGGAAACGAGCATCACGCTCCCGGTAGACGCCAGCGGCAGTAAGAATGCCGTGCAAGCAGTCGCGTCCAGCGTGAGCTATGGCAAGCGGTACACGGCCGGCGCGCTGCTGAACCTCACCAGTCACGGCGAGGATGACGACGCTTACCGCGCAGCCGTTGACACGGTAAGCGAGGCGCAGGAAATCCAGATCGTCGAAATGCTGGAGTCGACGGGAAGCGACAAGGCCAAGTTCCTGAAGTGGCTGAAGGTCGATTCGATCAGCGCTATTCCCGCGAAGTCGTTTGACGCCGTGATGAAGACGCTGCGTGCGAAGGAGTCCACGAAGTGAGGATCATCGACTGCGAACAGGGATCAGACGAATGGTTCGCTGTGCGTCGTGGCGTTCCATCCGCATCCGAATTCGACTCGATCATTACGCCGAAAAAGGGTGACCTTGCGACAGCGCATGAAGCGTACATTGATCGATTGATTGATGAGTCAATCCGTACGGATGTGAGGCGGAAGTTTCAGGGCACGGCAGACACTGATCGCGGCCACGAGCTAGAGCCGGAGGCGCGTGAATTGTATGCCTTCATGCGCAACGTTGAGCCGCAAACTGTCGGATTCGTTTTGCGTGACGCAGGCGATGCCGGATGCAGCCCGGATTCACTGATTGGTGACGATGGCGGCCTCGAAATCAAGTGCCCAGACGGCCCGCAACATGTAGGTTATTTGCGCGCCGGGACGTTGCCCGACAAGTACAAGCCACAAGTCCACGGAAGCCTGCTCATCACCGGAAGATCGTGGTGGGATTTCATGTCGTACTGCCCTGGTCACAGGCCACTGATTATCCGCGTGACGCCGGATGCATACACCGAAAAGCTAGGCGAGATGTTGGACTTCTTCGTGAAGAAGTTGGCCGTCGAGAAACTCAAACTACAAGAGGCTGCATAACCATGAGCGATATCGAATTTGTCTCCGGCCTGATCGTCAAGGCGACGCATGAGAAAGCGCCCGAGTACGTCAAAGCTGCGCTGTCCATCAAGCGCGAAGAACTGATTGCATGGCTGCAATCGCGCAGCGATGAATGGATCAATGTTGAGGTGAGGGAATCGCGGGGCGGCAAGTGGTATGCCGCAGTCAACAACTACAAGCGCGAAGGTAACCAGGCGCAGCCGGCCAAGCCCCGCGAGCCGGTGAAGAACTGCCCGCAACCCGATCAAGGCGGCTTTGAGGATGATGACATCCCTTTTGAGTAGGCGGAACATGACCGCCCTAAAAACATGCCGAGAGTGAAACGAGACTAACCCGGAGACAACCATGCCTGCCATCACGAAAGGCGAGACGTACAACATCACTGTTCCCGGCAACTCCGGGATGGAAGCGCATCGCGCGCACGTTATCGACATCACGCGCAAGGGCCGCGGCTGGACGGTGCTTTACCATACCGATTATCAGCATGAATCGCGCCGTCTTTCGATGCGCGCTTTTGAAAAGGCATTGACCGCCGTCTGATAATGCAGCGAGCGCGGCGCACTCCTTGCGGCTGGCCCGGCTGTTACCGCGCAGGGCATTTTCAGGCTACTGAGTGAAGCGGAATGCGCAGGCTGATGCGCAGCGAGAAGCGGGACGCGGTTGCTACGTACAAGGTCCAGCTGGCCTAGGTAACCGGATGCACGATGCAACCAAGCCGGAGATCAGTGCCGGCCCGCTTCACTGAGTGGCTTAACTAGCAAATCAGAGCGAATAAGTAGGAGATCGAGATGGTGGAATATACCGCAGAGCATGTACTTAATAGGCTGCACGCAATGCAGGGTCACGCATTGACGGTGGCCGAACGAGCCGAACTGTTCGGCCTCGCATGCGATTATGCAACCCTCCTGCGCGAGCGCGAATCGGCGAAGGCGGTGGTGAAGGACATCAAGCCGGTCGCGTGGCGATGCCGTCAACGCAACGGCATGGGCCATTGGCGCTATATCGAATACGGCACAAGGCGACCTGACTCGTACGAACTGCGTGAGTGTGAGATTGAAAATGTTTACGACCAGGCCGCTCTTGAAGACGTCGCGCCGATGCTGGCGAGTGCACGGGTGCCGGAGGACACCCTGCGTCTGGACGCTATTAAGGAGAACTCATGGGATTTGATGTGCTTTGAAATGCCCACAGGCGCAGGAGATGCAGATATAGGTTGGCGCGTGATGGAGCATTACAGGGCTGATCCGGAATTGCGCGAAGTCAGTGTGGAATATAGCGACGATCCACGAAAGGCCATCGACTCCGCCGTGCTCGCCGCAGCCCCGAAGCCCGAGACGGAGGAGTGAGAGATGCGTCCTATTGAATCTCTCACTCCGTTAGGCCAAGTCATTCGGTACTGGCGAAAACAGAATCGCTATTCGATTGGCGCTATGGCGGAGCTGGCGGGCGTGTCAAAGTCGCATCTCCATCATCTCGAAACTGGCTACACGACCGATCCGCAATTGAGCACCTTGTCCGCTCTGGCTAAGGTGATGGGGCACTCGGTTGGGTGGCTGGCAAACATTGCTGATAAGAAGGAAAAGCCATGACCACCAACGAACTGTCGGAGAACGCTATGTTGAAAGCCTTTCGTTGCACCGATATGGACCTCTATGCCGCCAAAGACGCGCAGCAGGCAGCCGAGGTGTTCGAGGAACACACCGGCGACAAGGTGGAGGACGGCTACCCGGACGAGCTTACCGACGCGGAACTGGACGCGGAGCAGCCCGAGTTCGATGAGAACGAAAACCGCACCGGTGGCACCACGTCCATCCGGCAGATGCTCGCCGAACACGGCGACGAGCCGGGCTGGCTTGCCGGGAGTGCGTGGTAATGACCACCGACGAACTGCGGGCGAAGTTGTACGAATTGGAGTCGAGCCATGAACGTGAGCATTTTCGGCTATTTCGACGATCCATCACAGCAGTCGGCTGCCTACGATCCCGGCTTGACAGCGTTGTGTCCGCATTGCCTGCGCGTGCTGGACTTGCCTGTCATAACGATCAGTCTGATGCGCCAAGGCAGTCCGCGCAGTTACTTCTACCGCGTGCATCGGAGCTGCCACCTTCGCGCTAACAGTACGGATATCCAGCGAGTGGAATCATCACTGATTGATGCTGAGGAGACTCCATGACCACCGACGAACTGCCGGATGAGAGGGAGTGAGAGATGGCTATTTACTGCAACAAATGCGGCGCTCGCCATGAATGCTCCGTTTGTCCTGTGTGTGCCGGATTCGGCCTATCTAACCTTCAAGTGGCCGCAGGCGTAGGAAAATCTTTTCAATCGATCGACGAACTGCGGGCGAAGTTTGAGGCGTGGTATCCCGACGCCATTGGTGACGTGCAGCCATTCGAGTGCTACATGAAAGGTTACGCCTCCCGAGACGCCGAGGTCGAGGCGCTTCGATATGGGCTTTCCGAAGCAAGAGACGGATGGTATCAAGCAAATGGTGTTGCTGATCTTGCAATACAGCACCGAGATGCAGCTGAGTCCGAGGTCGGGGGGTTGAGGAAGGATGCGGAGAGGTTGACGTGGTTTGAAACTCAGCGTGAGGCATACGGATTTGAAGATGTTCACGAAGGTAATCGATGGACGATCGAAGGTCCATTCAGCACATTGCGTGAAGCCATCGACGCCGCGATGCGGGAGGAATCGAAATGACCCGCAACGAATGCGAACACGGCCAACTTCGCCGAAGCTGCGAGATATGCGAACTGCGCGCTGAGGCCGAGGAACAATCGCGCCTGATCGAGAAGCAGGCGGCTGAGATCGCAACGCTGAGGCAGCGGATCGAGTCGGCTCCGGTCGCCATCATGGACACACGCGACGCGCTGGGTATTTGCGCGCCCACGGAGGAAGACTTCCCGGCGCTGTATGCACTGCAAGGCAAGCGCGTGCGCCTGGTCGTGGAGGATGAGGAGTGATGTGGCAGGTAGAGTCGAGCGGCCCACATGCCACCCTGGTAGTCCGGCGGCAACGCGGCATCCAACAAGACCTGGCGCGTGATCCAAACGGCCGAATCATCTGGTTCAAGTCGCCAGCAGATGCACAGATTCACGCCGACAAACTGAATGCGGAGGAGCGGCGCAATGACTGAGCACTTCCACCGCATCACCAAGGCCTATGAGGAGGCGATGGGATGAACGAGATCCTGCTACCGCGCCGCGAAGTAGAGCGCCGGGTGGGGCTGGGCCGCTCGGCGATCTATGCCCGCATGGCCCGCGGCACCTTCCCGAAGCAGGTGCCCGATATCGATACCGAAACCGTGTGGTGGCTGGAATCGGAGATCGATGCCTGGGTGCAAGCGCGCATCGACGCCAGCCGCAAGCGCGCCGCCTAACATGGGTACAAACATGGGTAGGCTGACGCAAGACAAGAAAAAAGCCGCTATTTCAGCGGCTTAGTTCATGCATTGGCGGAGAGAGAGGCCGATTCATGCCCTCCGCAACATTCCGCAACATTCCGCAAACCCGCGCCGTTGTGCGGCTTTGAATCCACACCGTCCCGGATCATTCCTGTACGATCCGCACACCGAACATGGGTAGGATGGTGGGTAGGAATGGGGCGTCCGATCAATCGTCTGTCGGCGCGCCAGGTCGCTACGGCGAAGGCAGGGTATCACGCGGACGGAGGCGGCCTGTACCTGCAGGTGACGGAGGCCGGCACGCGATCCTGGGTGCTGCGCTACCAGCTCGCCGGCAAGCGGCGGGAGATGGGGCTCGGCCCGATTGCCTTGGTGAGCCTTCATGACGCGCGCCACGCGGCGCTGGGGCATCGGCAAGCCATGCTCCAAGGCATCGACCCACTGGACGCGCGCAGGTCAGCGCGGGCGGTCACAGGCATGACGTGGGGTGCCTGCGTGGATGCCTTCATCGAGACGCACCGGCACGGCTGGAAGAACGACGCGCAGGCCGAGCAGTGGGGGCAGTCCCTGAGGGACTACGGGCCTGCGCGCGAGGCCGAGGTGGCCCGCATTGACACGCCGGCCGTGTTGGACTGCCTGCGTCCGATCTGGACGGACAAGACCGAAACGGCCACCCGCGTGCGAGGACGCATCGAGCGCATCCTGGACTGGGCGCGCGTGTCGGGGTATCGGTCGGGCGAGAACCCGGCGCGCTGGCGCGGGCATCTGGACAAGCTGTTGCCGCGCCCGTCGAAGGTGAAGCGCGCGCAGCACCACGCCGCGATGCCCTATGCCGACTTGCCGGCGTTCATTCCCGATCTATTGGCGCGCCGCGCGCTGGCCGCCAAGGCGATGCACTTCACCCTACTGACGGCGGCACGCACGGGCGAGGTGACGGGCATGCCTTGGGGCGAGCTGGATCTGGACGCAGGTCTGTGGACGATCCCGGCCGAGCGCATGAAGGGAGGCGCGGAGCACGTCGTGCCGCTAGTGCCTGCGGTGATCGCACTGCTGAAAGGACTGCCGCGAAACAAGCCGCCGTTCGCCTTGAGCGAGAACGCGATGCTCTACCTGTTGCAGAAGCGCATGGAAAAGCCCTTCACCGTCCATGGCTTCCGATCCTCATTCCGCGACTGGGCGGCCGAGAAAACGGACTTCCCCGCCGAGGTAGTCGAGATGGCACTGGCGCACACCATTCGCAACAAGGTGGAGGCCGCCTACCGCCGCGGCGCCCTGCTGGAAAAACGCCGCAAGCTCATGGAGGCATGGGCGGCGTATTGCGAGACGGCGCCCCAGCCATCGGCCCGCGCCTGACTTGTGCGCGTAGGCTGGCGCCTGACGGCCATCGGATGAGGCCTGACGACTGGGGCTGGACCATTTTGCGGATGCGCGCAACATGGTTCTGTCGGCGGCCGATGATAGTCGCGTCAGATCAACGCCGCCAAATTCGTCACCGGTCCGGCATGCGCGGCGCTGGCGAGATTCGTGCGTGGCCTGATAGAGTATCCGCGCAGCGATAGCTCAACGGTAGAGCGTTGCACGTCCAGTGCAAAGGACGGGTTCGACTCCCGGACGCTGCTCCACGTCAGTAGACGTAAATATTGATCGCGCCGTTCTGCCCGGCGCCACCCGCATAGCCGTTTGTGCCGGCGGCACCGCCCACGCCGACCAATTCAATAATGGCGTAATCGCAAATCGCGCGATCAGCGATCCGCAAAATGCCATCGCGTCGGCCGCCGCGATCTATAGGAGTTTCTTCATGGTTCTATCCTCTTTTCAGTAGCCGAGTGCGCGCCAGAAACAGCCGCCATTGGCAGTGTCGCTGTACGCGGTGAAGCTGGCCGTGTTGCCATGCGAGTTGGCAATCCAGACGTGTTGTGGCGTGGAGCTGGATGACGCTGCCGTCACAGAAATGTTCAGGTTGGCGTTGGGAAACGGGATGGGAAACGTCACCGTGGTCGCCTGCCCCGGTGTCGCCGACAAATTCAGATTGCCCCACTGTTCGATGAAAAAACCGGACGGGCTGTTCGGATCGGGGTACTGCTTCCAGCCGTTCGCATTCAACGCACTGGCAAAGGCGCTCAATTGCGTGGCGTTGCGCATCTGGCCTGCCGTGATGCCATTCCACGCGTAATCACCGATGCCCCATGCTTGCGCCGATGTGCCCTCCTGTCCTCGCAGCAGCCCGCTCAGCGTCGCGCCACTAATGCTGGTGGCATAGATGACCTCGAAGTTCTGCCGCGTCGCCTGGTCGTTCAACGTGATGACCAGCGCCATACCTGCGGGAATCGACGCGGGAAGATTCGCCGAACCGGCGAGCGTCAGAGAAGTCGCTGAGCTCGATATCGCCGAGGCAAGCGACGTATTGATGTTGTTTGCATAGATAAAAGCATTCATTACCGCATCCTTCGAGCTTGAATGATGCCACTCGCATTGACCGTTCCCGTGGAGAAAATGGCCTCACACACCAAATAGACAGTTGCGGAGCTAGAAATGTTTATTCGACCTGCAGGAACAGAACTTGCAAAAGCGCTGTATGAAGGCGTTGCTGCATTTGAAACTTCCGAGAAGGTTCCTGACGCTCCCAAAGTTGCTGATGTGGTGCTATATCCGCAGGCGGCCAAGGACATGACATTGGTGCTTCCCTGAAGCAGAAATCCACCGGATACATTCCAATCACCAGCCGTCAATGAAATTGATGTGATGTTTGCAGGAGTCGTTGTCGTGAGCGCGACTGGACTTCCTGTTGCGGAGATGTATTCGCCGACATATCCAGCAAGTGCATTTGAACCATCCGTAAATCCTGTGATAAATGGCTTGAAAATGATTGGGCTTGTTGAACCCAATAATCCATTCCCTGATGAAACATTGCCATTTACAGAATATTGCAATGCTTGTACAACATTGGATCCCAATCCCGTGATGCTAGTAACGGGAAGAGCGATTGCATTTGTAAGGTTAAGTGACGATGGCGTACCGAGATTCGGAGTGACAAGGGATGGCGATGTAGCAAGAACAATTGCGCCACTTCCCGTCGGAGTTACGGCAAGCGCCGATGCAATCCCCGTTCCCAATCCATTAATGCCTGTGCTAACAGGAAGTCCTGCGGCATTCGTTAGCGTCAACGACGACGGTGTCCCGAGCGAAGACCCGTCAGGAACAGTCACAGTGCCGGTAAACGTGGGCGATGCCAAATGGGCATAGGGCGCCAGAAGCGATGTGACCGCAGAACCCGTGAGCGTGCCGTTTATGACAGGACTCGCAAGGGTTGGAGATGATCCAAGAACCAAATTCCCTGAACCTGTCGCCGAAGTCGTGCCCGATCCGCCATTCGAGACAGTAAGCGGATTCTGAAGCGTCAGGCTGTTGAAAGTGGGCGACGGATAGGTCTGCGCCAATGCGATGACGGGCAGCAGGAGACACGCCGCAAGCAGCGGCCGGAAAGTCTTGATGAACATGGAAGCTCCTTGTTAGGAAATGCAGATGACGCCACCGTTGTTCCAGAGTTGACCTGGATCACCGGGGTTGGTGAGGGGCAGATTTCCACCGCCAAGCGAAAGCAGTGATGCGGCGGACGTTTCGCTGAAGAATACGGGTGGCGCCGCTGGGTTCGGCGTGATTCCGGGAACGACTGCAGCTACGCCTCCGTCACTCCAAATGCTACCAGCCGGCAAACTGACAGGAGAGCTTGGCCATGACGCAGGCGCCAACACTTGCAGCACCCCACCGTTATTGATCAAGTAGATCTCAACGGTGAAATTGTAGATGAAGGGAAGTGCTAAGCTTCCGTTGGCGATCAATTGTTGCAGAATGGTAAATATCGCAGATTGAGGCGAAGAAATGTTGAACGTGTAACCTGAAACGGTAATCGACGGAGGATTTTGCAGTACGGCGTAATCCGAACCATTGGCACCATTAAGAAAACGATTGATCCTATTCTTGAGCCATTGGATCGAAAAAAACTGTCCGTCGCCTCGATAGAGGTGCCACGTCAATACGCGTTTGTATATGTCATCACTTACCAATGCCGATGACCCACTTGATGAGTAAGTCATGGTGTTAAAGGCGCCAGAATTGAAAGGCGCCGAATTGAAACCAGCCAAACGCATAGTTGTTTGTGAGGACAACACGGGGCGCTTGATGTCATAGACGCCCTGGCCGATCCAATCAAGCAGCGGTCCCGTGATATTGGGCGATGTATAAAGACCCAGCGGCGTGCCATTGAACCAATCAAGATAGCCTTGTGCCAAGGAGTTGTAGCTATCTACGAACGCTTGCAAGTCGTCATCATCGGCATACTCTTGGTAGAGATAGCTTTGAATGACAGTCGCGAGTGGCGTATTGGAAAAGGATTCGATGGGCGCCATGACTGTTTAACCCTGTTCCACGGTGACGCCTGTCGCCGAACAGTAGAAGTAACTTTCGGGATCGCCATTGATGACACTTGTTCCAGCTGACGGCGATACAACAACGCCATTGATGGTGACCACATTTTGCAGGGTCGTGATGTTGTTCGCCGACAGCACCGAAGCGACGGCATTCTGGAACACCGCCGTCATTTCAAGCTCGTTGATGGGTTGCCCTACGTAGACCGAATTGATGTAGGCCTGAATGGCCGGTGCAGCCAATTGGTTCACCGATGTGCTACCCGTGAAATTCGGCAGGTTAGTGTTCCAAGTGACATTGACGGTCACAACTTGCTGAGGCGGGTTGACGAACACAATCGGGTATGTGTTCGGGTTCTGGAAAAGCGACACATTCACATCGCGCGGATTGGGCGAAAGGGTGGCTCCGCTCACGTATGCGCCGAAGCCTGAGCCATTGGTCGTCGTCGTGATTGTCGTGGCCGTGACTGAGGCTACGGTGTATGAGAGGTTGTAGGCGCTTGGCGTAGCCCCCGTGACGATGACTGTCTGGCCTGCGGTATAACCGTGGTTGAGGTTCGTCGTGATGACGACAGGATTGGCTGCCGTCATGCCTGTAATAGCGAGTTGCGACCCCTTGAGTACGGACGGGTCGGGCATGCCTTCCAGAATGGCGTTTGCCACGGCAAAGCTGTCACCGCCGCCGCAAATCACTTGCCAGCCTCCCGATACCTGGTTCACTGAAACAAGCTGCTGCTGCACTCCATCGATTGCGTAAAGGAGTGTCTTGAGATAGGCCGGCGTTCCTATGGATGCCACTCGTCCGGCAAGCAAAGTGCGCGATCGGTAGCTCTGCACGGATTCCGAGCCGGTGGCTGGCGTACCCGCCTGAGGATTGGTGACGCTGATACGTGCCGCGTAGGGCGACGGTATCGACGTGACGATCTGCGTCACAGTGTTGGAGGCGATGGGGAATGTGCCGCTGGCTGTGGCGACAGCGAACAACTGCGGGGTTGAGCCGTTGGATTGGATGACGCCGCCGTCCTGAAGGGCGTACTGGTTGGTGCCGTCACTCACCAAGAAACCGGGAGGAAAGACATAGCCGTTCGAGTTCATCGTCGCATCGCTGAAGACGACGAATACACTTCCGTTCACCGGCACGCCTCGCAAGATCCCGGCCTGCACACCCAACTGCGCGAGTACGAAAGCATTCGCTCCATAGGGTGTCACACTATTGATCGCATCGACGCGCATCTGATCGAGCATGGCCAGAGCGCCAGTGTCGGTCGAGGCAATATCCTCGATCAGTGAGGCCGGAAGGTTGGCGGTGTAATCCGGGTTGCTTGCCGCTACTGCGGCGACCAGGGCAGCACGCAAGGTAGCTGGTGGCGTTGCGACAGCGCCGGCAGAAGTCATCGTCACGGGAACGGGAGTAGAAGGAGTCATGTCGGTATCGTCGCCGTGAGCGTGGCGCCGTTATGCGTAACGGCGGTGACGTTGTAAGTCGGTGGTCGAGTGCCTTGCACGCGCGTAATCGTCAGCGCGGCGAAGTACGGCGCGAACTGTTTCTGCGTCACCATGGTGTAGTAGTCGGGAAAGACCTGCGTCAGGATGGTTTGCTGCTGCGGGATGCCATAGTTCGCGAAGAACGGGGATTCGTTGAGGTTGAGTTTGAGCACCTGTGCCAGCGTGGTCAGGTATACCGCGTCATTGAATCCGCCCGCATCGGTCTGGACTTGCACCCATTGATAGGTGCCGTCCTCGTTGTAGGTACGTCCCCATGTGCGCATGGCTTAGCTACCCGCCTGTGGTGGTCCGGACACGCCCGATCCTGTTTGAACGCCCGTCACCTTGAGCACGGAAAGTTTGATGCCATTGCCTTCGACTTCGCCTGTGAATGTTGCCGTGCTGTCGCCAGTCACTTCGCCGCTGATGGCGATGCAGCTGCTGTTGATCGTGATGCTGTGTCCGCCGAAGCTCAGTACGATTCCGTTTTCATTGATGACAAGTGACGAAGTGCCATCCTCGGTCTGTGCTACAACCCCTTGCGGACCCGAGATGAAAGCGGCGTTCGTGTTGACGGCTGGGAAAGCCTTGCTGGCGCATGGTACGAATACCAGGGCAGATAGGTTGCCCGGCTGCGTGAGGTTGGCCGTGCCGCCGTTCGATCCATCGATGCCGGACAGATAGGCATCCGCAGCTATCGTGATGCCGAAGTCTCCGATCTGCGTCGGAACGCGTATCCACCGGCTTTCCGCCTTGGGGATGGTGATCTGCGGTAATGGCGTGGCGGTTTCCAGTTCAAACGCCACCGTCACCCACGAGCCCGCCACAGCCACCACGCGGCACGGCAATGCCCGACCCGTGCTGCGGATCACCTGCCCTGCGCGTGCCACAGCCAGCGCGTTCTGCGCCGGCTGAATCCACGTCTTGTTGTAGTTGTTCGCCATCGGTCAGGTTGCCGAGGAAGTGACGCAATTCATGACCGTGCACCAGGCCGAGGCGTCCGAAGACCGGAAGTCGCCGACATGGCGCAGTGCAATGACCTGAAACGCGTTCTGGAATGCCGACTGATACTTGATGCTGGACGGCATCGATGCCGCTTGTGTACCGATCAGTCCAGCGGAGTTCTGGAAGCCCTGCGGCATCTGGATTTCGCTGCCGACTTGGATATCTGCGCGCAGATTCGTGGTCAGCTGCATGGTGTTCGCTTCGATCCACGTCGGTTGGCCGATCATGTCCGTGAAGGCGATAGGGATCGGCGCCGGCTTGTAGGTATCGTCATAGACAAGGATCTTGCCGCTCTGGATTGTGATGTAGACCTTCACGTTGAACAGGCCGGTTGTGGTTTCGTAGACCTTGGCCGCAATGCCTTCCAGCGTGGTATCGGTATGCGAGCAATCATGTGCCGGCGTCAGATTGCTGCCGAGGTGGATGCTTACTGGCATGTTCGGGTAGACCGTGGTGAACATGTTGGTGAGCGCAGTAGCCAGCGGCGTGCTCTCAGGCCAGTGCAGGATGAAATTTCCGGGGCTGTCATCGGTGTAAACCGAAGGCAACAACACGAAATCCAGCGTCATGTCCGTGCCGATCCAGTTACCGAAAGCCTGGAACACCTGTCCCGTTACCAGCACGCCGGCTTGATTGGCTGCCCGCGTAGCCAGCGGCAAGCCCTGCGCCATGCCGCCGCGCATCGTCAGGTTCATGCCGGCCAGTTGCGTGGACTGGTTGATCTGCTGCAGCGAGACGCCCTCGATGCGTAGCGACATGCCGCCGCTAGGCGTGTTGTAGGGCAACACCGGCATGTCGAACTCGACGTTCTGCGCGCCTGGATCGGCGATGCCTTGCTGGCCGTTCGGGTGCGAGGTCCAGTGCATCGCAGGGGTGTTTGATCCCTGCGGAGTGACGGCGATGTCGTAATACCTCACGGAGTCACCTCAAAATTGCCAGTGTCCGCGCGATAGAGGATGGTGGACGTCTCGAACACACCACAGGCCAGCAGGATGTCCGTATCCAGCGGCGAGCCCACTAGGGCGCCATTCCAGAGCACGGCGCCGGATTGGTTTGCCAGCGTGAGATACCAACGTTGGCTGGCGATATTCCACGCCACCGAACCGATGACGCTTGCGCCATCCAGCGTGAATACGGCTTGGAAAGGGGGCGTGGCCGATGCGTTCGGAAGGAAAGCGACGAATGTCGTCATGGCGAAGTCAACGGGAAGGTCTGCGCACCAGTAAAGGCGCCCGTGGTGGCCGGACCCGTCCAGGCGGACGACATAGCCTGCTGGCCTCCAGTGATCTTGGACATGAGCGACGACAGCGCCGAATTCGCCTGCGCGTTAGTGATGAGCGGCAACGCGAAGTCAAGTTGAAATTCGGTCTGCGGATTGGCCGTGGTGGCTGGCGTGATGTCGGTCATCGCCAGCATCACGGCATTGTCGTACACGAACGCCGGCGTCATGATCGTGTAGTAGCCGCCCGCGTTGTTGTGTTGTTCTAACGAGGCCTGTAAGCCTGTCAGGATGGCCGTCTTGGTGAGGTAGTAGCCTTGTCCCTTAGCCGGGCAAATCATGCGCAGTGAGATGGCCTTGGGCTGCTGGATGATCGCGTTCGCAGCTACCTGTTGATTCGCGAAGGGGTATTGCCCCACGCTGTTGGAGATCAGCGTCCCGCCCGGCTGCACCAGGAAGCGCGCGAAGTACGGATCATCGCCGGAGACGAGGTTGAGCGCAGTGCTGGCGATGCCGCCGATAGCGCCGGCAAGATTGGCGCCAGACAAGCCGCCTACGCCGCTGATGTCCCCGATGCCGCTTAGCAGGCCGATAATTGGCATGGGCGAGGTGTAGATGCCGCCCTGCAGGATGATCGGCGAGACTTGAAACGCGAGATCGTAGGCCGTCTGTGCAGCGTTGGCGGTGATGCTGCCGAAACTCATGTCAAGCCACAGCCCCCGCGTTCGTCGAGACGGCCACGTTCGATCCGGCCTGATTGAAGATGCGAATGTTCACATTGCCCGAGCGACCGATGGATGCAGTCTTTCCACCGGGCATGACGACTTGCGCTCCGGCATCCATGCTCGAGCCTCCCTTTTTGCGCGCCATCGACGGATCTTGTTCCATCATGGTTTTCAGCACGCGGCTCATGAAGACCTTCGTTTCGTCAGGAAGGAAGGTCATCCAATCGGCGCCGTGCTTTTTGATGTCCGAATCGACCGACGACGGATTCCAGTTCCATGCCGCCAGTTCCTTGCGCAAGTCACCGTGATAGCGCGTCTGAAGTTGGCCCATGAGCGTTACCGCGCCGAGCGTATTCTGTCGCCAATCGCGAGGGTTCTCGATGCCTAACGCTTTGGATACACCCGGCATGAGTTGGAACAATCCTTGTGCGCCTTTCGCCGACATGGCATTGGCATCGAAGCTCGATTCATTGGCAGCCAGCGCATAGAGTGTGCCTTTTGGCAAACCTGCTGCGGCCTCAAGCTTGCCGAACAACGCCGATGCGTTGCCCTTATTCACATAGGCATGCTTGGCATTGGTAAGAATGGCGTTGTCTTGCATGCCATACATGTTCGCCACGGAATGGAAGAACTTGTCGGCCACGCTTCCTGGCTTCGCGATGCCCGTGCCGTTCATGTCGGCTGCGTAGTGGCTTGCCGCCCATTCGGCAATCGCCGACTTCTTGGGGTTGGCTGCGAAGGCGGGCGAATTGGCTACGTCAGCCAGAGAGGGTTCTTTGCCCGAACCTGGAGTGTCGAGATGGAAGGCTTTCGCGATCCATGTCGCCGCACCGCCCAACATCGACAGGAACGCCTTGATGTCGTGCCCCGCTTCCTTCATCGTGGTGAGGAAATCACCACTGCCGAGGTAGGTGGCGATGGCGTCCAGACCCTTTCCTACCCGGTCCAAGTTCTGCGGCGTCAGCACTTCGTCGAGTAACTTCTTGCCGTCGCGTTCCAGCGTGGTGAGGAACCCACCGAGATGCGGGCCAAGCGCGGCCAACTTGCGAGACAGATAGGTTTCAAGATCTGAACCAGCGAGCTTCAACTGGCGCTCGAAACTGTAGAGGCCGTTCACTTGCCCATTGTTGACGTTGAGACTCGCGGCATCACGCCGGTATTGCGTCAAGGCCAGCAACAGTTCTGTACGGTCGGTGTTGCCGTACTGTCGCGCCAGTTGGAACGGAATGCCCGATTGTCCGAGGCCGGTCGTCTGATAGAACGCTGTGTTGCGCTGCGCTTCCGGTGTGTGCATCCACCAGTCATGCGCCTTGATCGCCAGCTTCGCGGCCAGCTCGCCCGCGTCCATGCTGTTGAGGCCTGCGCCAGAGATGCCGCCAAGCGCCCGGCGCATCCACACGTTGCCCACCATGTCGCTGCGAGCATTGACGATGCTTCCCAGCGTGCCTTCGTCCATGTAGCGCAAGCCGAAGTCCGTCTGGAAGGCTTTCAATTGCCCCGGTGTCATGCCGAGGCCGCGAGCCGTGCGCTGCGTGCCGACAGCCGATTGCGCGAGTTTGTCCAGACCGAAAGTCGCACCCGTGAACAGACCCAGCCCTGCGACACCTATCTTGGTCAGGAATCCGCCAATGCCAAACAGCGTGTCACGGACTTCCTTGGCGGCATGCGCCAGTCTCTTCATGGACCGCTCACTGGTGCCGGTCAGGTCGCCGAACTGCTTCTGCAGCGCCTTGGCGTCGCGCAGGTGCTTGCTCATGTCCTGCACGCCGCCGGAGAGTCGGGCCATGTGTTCGGTCATCGCGCCGAAGCCAGCCGCCATCGCTTCCTGTGCCTTGGCCGCGCCTTCGTTCAACGTTTTCCACGACGCCGGCATCTCCTCCAGCTTGTCGGAGAAATCCTTGTACAACTCGTAGAATTGCTTGAACTGCTGGTCGTTGACATCAATGTCGATGACGGAACGGTTAGCCATAGCCAGGCACTCGCGCTTTCAGCAGTTCGATGAGATAGCGTTCGCGAAACTCGCGGGCGCTGCGATACGGCCATTCATGGCGATCAAAGGTTTCCTCGAAACGCCACGTCGCTGCTTCATTCAGGACGGCACCGACAACGCCCCCGCAGCCGGCGAAGGAACGTCCGGCGTCGAGGTCGGCAAGGAAGCGGCGAAGTCCAAAGCCGAGGAGGATGTGATCGATCCCGACAACAGGGAAGCCATCGCTTCGGCGCCCTTCTTGCGCGTGGCCTTGCGGCTCAGCGCATAGAGGCAGGTAAAAAAAACGATGGCCGATTCCACCTCGCCCCAGTCGTCGGCATCGATAAGACCTTGTGCGATAGCGCCATCGACCGGGAGCATCTTCCAGCCGTCCGCCGCAGGGCACAGGATCATCGTCAACCGCTTCAGTTCGGCCAGCAGCGACAATGCTGCGTTGTCGTCCTCTTCCCCGCTGCGGCCCTCATCCTTGAGGGCAAGCGCCGCAATCCGTGGCCCGGAGTCCATCTGATACATCACGCCCTTGTCGCTCAAGGCGGCTTTCGTGGCCGCGAGCAGACGGTAATTCGCCTCGAACACCTCGCGTGAAATGGGCGTGTGGTAGGCGTAGATGGTGATTGCCCCATCGTCGCGCACCGGCAGCACCAGGTTCAGAGCTTCATTGATCGAAGCCATCACAGGTTCCACAGATTGTTGTTGACGATGAACGTGCCACGCAGCGTCACGCGCACTACCGGATCGGTGCCATCCCATGCGCCCGGATCGATGCTCTGCACCACGCAGTTGTTCAGCGTGATGGCATCGAACGCTTTGCTGTCGGAATAACTCGTCACATCGCCCATGCCGGATCCGGCCTGCACTTGTTCCAGCCACTGACTCGCCAGCGACTGCGTGCGCAACAAGCTGATGGAGAGCGAGGCAAACACGTAAGGTTCGTCCGATTCGACCGCGCCGGTCGCCGTCCCGATCAAGTCCGAGAAATTGCCCTCGAAATTGAGCCGCGCCATTTGCTTGCCCATGTAGGACGCTTGGACGTTGAGGTTCGTGAAGGCAGGGATGACCACGGAAGTGCGGACACGGTTAAGCGTCCCCTGCGTAACGCGAGGATTGGTTGCCATGCTGGGATCTCCGGTTACGCCACTTACACGGCGCTGAGGTTGAAGGTGATGGACAGGAAGCCGTTCTGGCTCGTCATCGTGCACGACAGGCCGTTGTAGATGCCGTTGCCGTAATCGGTCGGATTTTGCGCGACGTAGGTGGCGAAGGGCACGGCCGAGACGACAGCCGATTCAGCGCAGCCATAGGCCACGGCGTTGTTTGCGATCCGCTGCGCCACCGCCTGCAGCGAGTTGATGCCGTTCTGGTCATAGAGCAACGGTGGCTGCTGGTTCGACCCGTTGATGACGGCGGCGGCCAATGCCTGCTTGGCCTGGATCTGCACCCAGTCGATGCCATACCAGGACGACGCCTGCTCGCCGTCCATGGTGGTGCCCTTGTAGAGCGCCACGTTCGACAAGCCGCCCTCTGCGGCCTGCAAGGCGAGGTTGCCGAAGGCCGACAGGATGGCCGTGATCGTGGAGCCGTTGCCCTTCTGCGTCCATTGCGTGATGCCGTAGAGGAAGCGGAAGGACATTGGCGGCAGGATGTTGGCTGGACCGGGGTTGTTGACAAGCCACTGGTAGAAGAACGCCGCTGCCTGCAACTCCGCTGCGGCTTCCGTGGGACTGGGCACGACGGCGAACACCGACTTCACGCCCGCGTAGACGCTGACATTCGCCTAGGTGGTGGTAACGAAGAAGTACCGCAGTCCCTGCGCAGAACTGTAGTTACCGGCCAACGTCTTGATGGCCGCGGAATCGTCGGTATCCCACGACGGCGGTAGCAGGTAGGCGTAGAACTGCTGCGGCTGTTCGTTGTTCGTGATCCATGTCTGCAGCGCCGTGATGGCGGCGGCATCCGACGCCTGCGGCCCCAGCTCGATCACGAACACGCCTACCGATCCGCCCTGCGCGAAGAACGTCGTACCTGCGTCCAGCAGGAAAGCCGTATCCGGCACGGTGTAGGTGCCGGGCGCCGTTTCCGTGCCTGGGTTGGCAGTCAGCGGATAGGTAAAGGTATCGGTTCCCGTCACGGTAGCCGTGTAAGTGCCGTTGTAGGCCGCCGGCACTGCGCCAGCAATCACAACGGTGAACGTCGTCCCCGTGGACAGGCCGAGCGTTGCGCTCGTGGTAGCGGTAACGACGCTGGACGCCCAAGTGAGACTGTCCAGCGCCACAGCTGGTTGCAGGATGGCCGTCAACGCCGTCAGATTGCCGCAGTACTGCGAAGAGCCCGCGGTGAGAGTGGTGCCACCGGTCGAGATGAGCGCGCCACTCTGCTGAACCTGCGACGGCTGGGGCGCCTGCGTGACGAAAGTATTAAGGTTGACGATGGTCGCCGTTTGAACGTTTGCCATGCTGGCGCCCCTCCGGGTTAGTTGAAGGAGACCGACAGCACCTGCGCCGTGCCGGGCACGATCAGGATGCCGTTGGCACAGGGCCACACGAGTTCGACGGCGCCCACGGTATTGGGGATGTCCGCGATCAGGTTGGCCGCGACATTGCCGCCCGTGGTGGCCGCGTCATAGGCCGAACCTGCCGCACTGCCTGCGATGGTGACGCTGACGCGGTAGAGGGTGCCTGGCGTCGCCTTCACGACGGTGGCTGCCGTGATGTTGAGCACGGAACGGCTGCCGCCGGGACGCGGCACGATGGGATACTGAGCCATGTTGCTTACTCCTACGTTTGGTTGGTTGTGGTCATGGCGGCGGAGAGGATGTACTGACGCGCGTAGGCATCCGCCGTGCCCTGGTAGTAGGACGCGTCAAAGTCGAGGTTCTTTTTCATCGCGAGCGCGGCGATTTCCGCCTGCGTGCGCTTTTCGTCGTGAATGACCGGCGACGTGCAAAAGCCGAAGGCATCCGTCCACGACACATCGATCAGGTTCATTAAGAACTGAATCGACTGCTGATTCGTGAAGCCGTACAACGTGAGTCGCACCCGGTCGCGCATGAGCTGTTGCGAGGCCCATTGATAGATCGGCGCGTTGCCGGTGCCCGACTCTGGCGTGCCCGGCACTTGGAGAATCGGGAAGGCCCCCAGCGCTTCCGTGGTGCCCGGTTCGATATGTGCGACGACGTAGGGCGGCTTGATGTTGTCCGGCACCAGATAGGACGGGTAGATCGGCGCCATGCTGTTTTGCAGCAGCCAGATGGGCAGGCTGTTGGACACGATGGGTCCGACTGGCAAGTCACTAGACGACTGCACCAGTTGCGACGCCATGGCGGGATAAACCGCATATCCGCCGTAGTGCCAGAGTTCGGCTTGCTGGTAGAACGATCCGCGATCCGCGAAGGCGATCTGCAGCGACGTTCCGTCAACGGTCCATGTGCCAATCCAGAGCGTCCCCGGATTGACAGTATTGAACGCCGTGACTTCCTGCTCGGCAGTGAAGATGAAGCGATTCGCGGCGACGGTCTGGTCTTCGTCCTGGTGTCGATCCGTGATGTAGTGCAGCGATCCGGCGAAGTTTGCCGTGGTGCCGGTGGCGACCCAGAACACATAGCCGTCCTGCGACAGCGAAACCTTCGTGTATTGCTGGAACGTAATCGATTGGTTCGCCGACAGCGTGTTGACGCCAGCTTCAAGAACTGCAGCCAGCGGGGGCGGCGCAGCGGTGGCCTCTTCGATCAGCGCCATGTCACTTCGCCGTCAGCCACGCGCGGAAGGAAGCCTGGTAGAGACCGCTGTCGATGAACGCCTGCCGCCTGCTTTCCTGCTTGACCGCCTTCTTGCGCAGGCTGGTTTTCAGCGTGGTGTCATTCACTTGCTGAGTCGCAGGCAACACGCGGTGCAACTCACCCGAATCCAGCGCATCGCGGAAACGGGCCTCGATCTTCCCCATCGCCGGCCGCAGGTTGAGCGAGCCCATGCGCTTACCCATCGCGATGCTTTCGATGGCGCCCGCCACTTCATCGACCAGAACTTCGCCGATGAACGCCTCGTTCTCTTCGGTGAAGATGCGCATGATGTGGTAGCGATCTTCCAGGTAGCCCGCGACATCGCCCGTAGTCGTGGCGCCGCCACCGTCCGCGTAGCTCACATCCACCACGCCGAGATGCAGGACGGGCATCACGACACCCCGAAGACGGTGGGGCCAGCTTTCTGCGCATAGGCGAGATAGGCGCGACCCCACGGCGTCTTGATGAGATCAAGCTGCTCAAGCGTCATGGTCTTGAAGAATTCCGGCACAACCAGAGACGTGTTCGTGCCTTGGTCGCCCGTGGACTGCACGACGCCCGGCACGAGGCCAAGCACATTCCACTGCGTGCGCAATCCGCTGAAGAACGCGAGATTGAATAGACCCAGCGTGGTCGCTGTGCCTGGATTGGCTTCCAGCGCGTACACGAACGTGCTGGCGGACACCGCTGACGCCGTGAATAAACCATTGAATCCGACCGGCGCACAGCCGACGATCTGCACGGGAAAACTGGCGCCGAGCGCCACCCCCAGTGAAACCGAAGGCGTGGCCGTCACCAGTCCGTTTGACCACGCGAGACTGGACAGCGCCAGTCCCGTCGCGTCGGGCGCATTGGCAATCAGCCAGTGCAGCCCGAGGTTGTAGCAGGCCAGCGAGTATTCGATGCCTGGAATCGGCGACACATAGGGCGCGCGATCCACCGCGAAGTTCAGAGCCCACGTGTAGTAATCCGACGACGCCGGAAGAAAGGCGGATGCGACGCCCTGCGTCTGGCAGAACGTGATGAAGTCCGCCAGGTTCGGCGTCGTCGGATTCGTGAATGCCATGGATCAGATGCCCGGCAGGACCGCATGGGAATCGCCGTCATTGGCGACCGTGATCTTCATCGACACCTCATTGCCGGTCGGCCTCTCGCGCGCAGGAACGTCCTGTTTGACCTCCACTTCGGTCAACGAGGCGAGACGCTTGCGCGTGCGCTTGTCGCGGGTGGATGCATCGTGAGCCAGCGCCGAACGTGTCGATTCGGCTGCGGAGCGCTTTTCCTGCGCATCGACAACGGCTTCGTGGCCCGCCACGATCTGCGATTCGCTGATGGGACGGTCGGCAAAGAAGATGCCGGGAAAGCTTTCCAGCTTGCCATTCACGTCCTTGGCCGGGCGGCCGCCGTACTTCTCCAACTGGCGGATCACCGAATCCTGTTGTGCTAGGCTCCAGTCGTGGCCGATCACCTGCTGCGTGCCGGAAGGGATCTGCACGAAGTAGGGGCGCGTCTTTTCCAGCACGCGGAAATGGTGGTTCCAGTTCTGTTTCGTGGTATTGGCGATGTAGAGCGTCATGTAGGCGTTTCCCTTAAAGAAACGGGCGCCGGTTTCCCGACGCCCGAGCACAAAAAAAGCGCCCTGCGGCGCCATCCGTTTGAAGCTGTGTCGCGTTGAATCAGTACGGCAGGTTCAGCAACAGCAGGCCCTCGCCGCGGATGTTCCAGCCGGACGAGATGCGCAGTTCCTGCACTTCGGTGATCGCACCGTCCGGGGTCGGCGTCGGAATCTTGCGCGGCGCGGCCATGTCGGCGTACAGCAGGTTCACGGCCTTGGTGTTCGGCTCCACGTCGCCGAACACGTTCGTGTTGATGCCGGCGATGGTCGGCTGCTCGAACTCGGGAATGGTCAGGATCACCGCATCCGTGCCACCCGCGCCCTTGCCGATCAAGGTGTCGTCGTAATAGACCTCCACCTTGTCGCCGGCTTCTTCGGCCTGCTTCTCGATGACGCCCAGCGCGGTCGCCGTGCCGGCGCCGGGGCGCTGGTAGCTGGTGACCTGCACGATATCGGCGTACTGCCACTGCAGCGCCACACGCTGCGGGGCCACGATGACGATGCGGTTGCTGATGTTCGCGCCCGACTGGTACATTTGCGATTTCAGCGTGACGATCTGGCCCAACACCCACAACGCCATCTCGCCGTTGTCGTAGGTGGGCACCGTATCGTTGCCGTAGCTGTCCGGCGGCAACGATACCTGCGTGGCGCCCGCGGTATTCAGCAGGCCTTCGCCGTTGGCCGGGTTGAAGCCGTACAGCGCCGCCGAACGCATCTGCTGGAAGATGCCCTGCCGCGCCGCCAGGTCCTGCGCCTGCGGAAGCGACACGCTGTAGTTCGCCGCCGCCGCCATGTCGTGGTGGTCGTAGATCGCGCGGGTGCGAACCAGGTACGTCGGCGTGCTGTAGTAGGTCGCCGCCAGCGTGGCACTGGGAAGGCTGTTGAAGGATGCCTGCGATGCCTGCGTGTCGGTGCGCAGGTCGAGGCGGTTGATGTATACGTACAGGTCCTCGGTGCCGATCTTCACGCGCGGCTTGCCGCCCATGAAGGCGCCGAGGAAGCCGGACGGCTGCGCCTGCGTGATGATGAGGTCCGGTTCCGAGAAGCTCGGCGTGACCTTGGCTTGCGCCGGAAAGTAGTTACCCATGGGTTCGGCTCCTCAGATCTGGATGACGGCCACGGCGCCAGCAACCCAAGTCACCGCGCCGGTGCCCGAGTTGTAGTTGACGACCTTGGAATTGGTGTTGACGGAAAGGACCTTGGTGGTCGCAGGCAGCGCAATCGCCCCACCCGTGCCCGAAGCGGTGAGCTGCTGCAGTGCCGGGTCCCAGTACAGCGCCTGGTTGACGGCGCCGCCTTCCAGTGAGGCCACCAGCGAAGCTTCTACGGACACCTTGATCCGGGCGTTGCTGCCCAGCCGGAAGAAGTTCTGCGTCATGCCGGGCTGTGCGACCTGCACCGAATTGCCCGGCACGATGATCGCGTTGTAGCCCTGCGTGAACACCGAAAATCCCGTCAGGTTGCCCGCTGCGGTAGCGAGCGTCAGCGACGAGCCGAGCGCGCCTTCGCCGGTAGACGAGACGCTCTCGGTAATCGCCATGCCGCCCCAAATGGGCTGGCTGACGCTCGATGCGATCTGGCCAGCCGACAGGTACATGCGGGACGACGGATCGTCCACGAAGTCGCCCTGGTAGTAGCCCTGCGTGGTGGTGGCGAAGTTGCCGGCCGGTGCCGTGGTGAGGGCCGGGTTGAAGGAAACGTTGCTCATGGGTCAGGCCCCCTTGTGGTTGCGGTTGATGCGGATGCCGACACCCGGAGCCATGAACGGCGCCCAGCAGGCCATGGGATCGCCCGAGAATTCGGTGATCTGGCGACCTGCCGCGTCGGCACGGGTGTGGGCGATGAGCTTGCCGGTCGGCACCTTGGCAGGATTGCGCGCGGCCAGCTGGGCGTCGGCGTAGATGCGTTCCTCGATCACGCCGAAAGCGTGCGCGTCGAGCGAGTCCAGCTTGATGTCCTTCGCCGACACGCTGTGCTTCTGCAGCTTGGCCGCGAGTCGCTTGCGGTACGCGATGGGGCTTTCTCCATGCAACGGCGGGCTCACACTGTCTCCGAACATGTAGGCCACGTTATCGGCGCGGGACTGGGCGAGGCTCAGGGCATCGCGGTCGCTGGCGGACTGCGGAGCGGTGAAGGATTGGATGCGGCGATCCATGGCCGCAATCTGCGCACGCAGTTCGCGGTTTTCGCGGGACTGGGCATCGGCGCGCTCTTCATCTTTGCGCTCTTCGGCCCTGCGCTCCTCCTCGCCATCCTTTTCGGCCTTCTTCAGGTCGCGGTCGGCGTCACGCTCTTCACGCTCTTCCTTCTCGCCGTCGCGCTCGGCTTCCTTTTCGGAATCCTTGCGCTCGGCCTTCTTTTCCTGCGCGACCTTGCCAGCGATTTTCTCGGCGGCTTCCTTGTCGTAGCCCTCGCCTTCGACCTTCTTTTCCAGACCGTCGAAGCTGTCCTCGCGGTCTTCCACTTCGCCCTTGTTGTCCATCGCGTCGAGACGAGCGTGGAGCTCATCGCAGCGCTTCATGATGGCATCCGCCCAAGCGGGGGCCTTCTCTTCGATTTCGTCAGCCATTGCTGTTTCTCCGTTTGCGTTGACACCAGAGGGATCGCCGCCCTTGTCCCACACGCCCTCCTCGCAGATGGCGAGGTGGTCGAGGTAGGAGGGGCGGCCTTCAATCAAGACCGTCGAACCGTCATCCAGTTGGACGGTCTCAGTCGAACCGGCGTCGCGGAAAACAACCGCCGGGCTTGTCGATGCGTGCGACGCGCACATGAGTTGCGCCGCATCGTCATCGAACACTTTGGCGATGCCCCAAACTTCATCGCCCTTGATGTAGGGAAGGAACATCGTGCCGATGGATCGGTCACGAAATTCCCCAGTGTTGAGAATGTTCTTGTCGGGATGCTCGAAGACCAGCGGCAGACCGTTGCACCGCTGCACGAACTCTTCGGTCAGGAAGTCTTCCGGTGGCCGATAGACGTACTCGTCCAAGCTGCTGCGATAGCTAGTGCCCGTGCCCGTGATGCGTATATCGAACAGCCAGACATTTTCGTAATGCTGCGGCGAGAGCAGTTCGCTCTTCGCCATGCGTGAGGCGATGTCCAGTTCGTTGCCGGTGATGCGTTCGATTGTCTCCGCGACCTTCCGGTGCATCGGTGACGGAAGCGCATCCGGAGCGAACCAGCCCCAGTTGTCATGTTCTTCGTTAAGGTCGGGCTCGAACGGTTCCGGGACATCCTGCAGGTAGCAGGTGAAGATGCCGCGACCCTTGGGAATCGCATTGCGTCGAACCGCCCAGCGCAGCCCGTCCGGACAGGTGCCGATTTCTTCCACGCACTCGCGGCAAGCAGCCTCTTCCGGCGCCTCATCGCCTTCCAGATGACCGCCTGGCTGCGCCCATTCCCCCGTATCAGTCCGCCGCAGCAACAGGTACAGCGGACCACGGGCGCGGAACAGGATGCCAGCGCAATCACCGCGGCTCGCTGCATCCGCTGCCACGAATTCCTGGCCCACCGCCTTCGGGATGCCGAGCGTAGAATGCCCATGCGCCGCCGATTCCATCGCACGATGCTGGCGAGCGCTTACGGATGGCATGTTTTTAGCTTGACCTTTTGACCGTTTATTTCATGGAGAAACCGATGAAGCGTCTTTTTCTTGCGCTCGCACTGCTGCCTGCCGTCGCTTTCGCGCAGCAGACTCCGAACCTTTCAGATGAGCAGTTGGCCGCCCTGATCGCCAAGGCCAGTGCGCCCAACAGCGGCGCCATGCCTGCTTCTTGCGATTCGCCGATGGCGCTTTCGCAGATGATGGAAGCGATTCAGCAGGATGTCGGCGACCGCATCGGCGATCAATTGGTGGACATTCGCAATCCGCATACGCTGTACATCAAGCCGGATGGTTATTCGTGTCGCATCGTGACCGTATGGGGTCAAGGCAAAGCCGTTGAAGGCATCTTCAAGCTCTACCGAAACGCTGTCGGCCGCATCGTTTATTCGTGGAATGGACAGCGCACTGTCACTGCGCCCTGATCTTCACGCGCTCCAACTCCGCGCGACCCTTCGCTGTCAGCATGCCGTCCGGAAGGTCGCGCAGGTTTTGCAGGTACACGACGAAGCATCGACAGAACGGCTCCTCGGCGGCCTGTGTCATCTCGTCGAGGTAGCCGGCGCCCTTGTTGAGCAAGCCTTTCTGCATGGCCCAGCTGCCGCGTAGCGCATAAACCTTGCCGTCCCGTTCTTTGTGATCGGGACGATAGTCGTAACCCGGCTGGCGCCAGTGCGACCGCCATACCGCCGCAATGGCGCCCGTCTTCTGCGCGATCACGGCGTCGATGGACGACATAAGCTTGTGGCCCTGGTCAATGGCGACGCGCCGCTCCTCGAAAGACATCTGGCGCAACGCCTTGGTGATGTCTGACTTGGTATCGCGCTTGTCCGTGACGCGAGAGCCGCCTGCAGGCACCGATGACGCCCAGCCGGCGAATCGCTGCAAGGTCTTTTCGATGGCCTGCTCGCGATTGAGCTTGATGAGGTCTGCGCTCGCCTGAATGCGTCGCGTCAACTCGCTGCGCAACTGCGGCTTGATCTGCGTGATCGTGAACAGTGGAACGCCCGGATGCTTCTTGCGCGTCATCGTGATACTGGTGGCGCGCCGGAAGTACATCTCCATCATGCCGCGCATGTGTTCCCGCAACGCTTCCGGCGATGGCGAATCCTTTGCGGCCAGCGAGCGCAACCGACGCATCCATTCCGAAAGACGATCTGAACCGTCGAATCCGTACTGGATGAAATCGCCCATCGCCAGGGTGAGCAGTTCGCGAAAGGTCATTCGTGCGAGGACTCCACCTCGGGCTTGGGCTCACTCACTGGCTGCGGCGGCACGTACTCCGCCATCGCCTGTGCGTCGATCACCAGCGGCGTTGCCTTGAACATGTCGCGGCCGTTGAACACGCTGGCCAGCCATTCGAGAATGGCGGCCTTATTCTCAGGATCGGCCATCGGTGCAGCCACCTCGAATAGCGCGATGGCCGCCTTGGTCACGACGTCGTCGGTCTTTGCCCTCTCACTGTCAGGCTCTACCAGCAAGTTCGGCCACGTCGCCTTGAAGGCGTTCTTCCAACTCGCAAATGCCGTTTCGTACGGAACGCTGCCGTACTCGTCCGGATACTTGCGCTGGATCGACTCGTAGAACGTCGGACTCCATGCCCGCCGCATCACGATCGTATCGAAGAAGCGATAGAGCGGATCGACCTCTTTTCGGATGCCGTCCACGAACGCCGCGATCTCCTTCGCGTCCTCCGTGCCTTCGCCGAACCCTTCGGCCAGCGTTTCCTGGTTGATCATGCTCGCCGGCATGTCGGCTGCCGTGGCAATGTTCTTCAGGATATTGTTGCGCGCGAACTCCATCGGCTGATGCAGGTTCTGGAAGTTCAGCGATTCGGCCGTTTCCTCCTTACCCATGCTCAAGACATTCCCCGTCTTGGCGCCCTGCAGGACCATGCGCTTGGCCTGATAGAAGGCGCGTGTGATCTTGTCGATGATGGAACCGGGCTGTTCCAGCTTCAGGATCAGCAGTGCAGCCTTCTCGGCCACGGCGTGATCCGTGATCATCGTCTGCACATAGCTGCGCAGCGGATAAAGCGCGCGCTGATAGACCGACCGGCCTATGAACCCGAACGCGGAACTCGTCCATTCGATGTAGACCGGCTGCTCATTCATCATGATGGCCGCGCGGCTTGGGTGGTACGCCTTGCCAGCCACCGCAATGCCGGCCGGCTTCATGAAGCTAGGCCTGTTCGGGTCCTGTTCCATGACCAGCGAGCCGGCCGTGTTGAGTGGGTCCAGAATGTTGAAGCTCAACGTCAACTCGTGTAGCCGATCCAATGGCAGAGGCTTATCCGCCGCCACTTCGTCGCACAGCACGCCACAGGCGGCAATGCCATAGACGCGACTCAACGCGTGCGTGTTGCGGATCAGGGTATCGGCACCCACCTCGCCGAGCCGGTTCCATTCCAGTTCAAAAGCTTCGATCAATTCATCCTCGGGCGCCCCGACGATCTTCAATTCGCGCGCCTGGCTCTGCGCACGCTTGATCGGCGATTCAGCCATCTTCGCGCCGAGCGGGTGATAGGTGTAGATCAGCTTGCATAACTGGTAGGACGGCGACGAACCAGGCACGATGTCATCGCACATGAGAATGCGCATGAGCCCGCTATTCCCCGGCATACTGCCCGTGCCGAGGCAGGCGTAGTCTTCGGAATCGCTCATGTGTCAGTAGCCGCTCGCATTGCCCAGCGCGATCGCAGCGCCATAGCAAAAGGTGTCGAGGAGATCGCGCGGGCCGTCTTTCTGACCCATGCGGAAGCTGCAGACTTGCGAAATCAGGTGATTCCGCGTCTGGCCCTTGTAATTCACGGTTTTGTCGTAGGCGTAGTCGCTGATCTTGACCTTGCCCTGATACACGTAGCCGGATACCGAAAGCGCGCGGCCTTCCTTGCCCATTGCCGTGAGATCGCCTTCGATGGCATGCACCGGCAAACCCCGTCGCTGTCCCTGCTGAATCAGCACGATGCCGATGGCCTTGTCCTCGATCCATGCACCCAAGCTGCCATGGCGGGCGCCACATTCCTTTGCCAACACTTCCAGGCGCTGAAGGACGCTCGGAAGCCATTCCTCCAGCAATGAACCTTGGATCTGCAACACATCCCAGTCGAGGATGATCAGTGGCGTTCCGTAGAACGTATTTCGCGCGTAGAACGTGACGGCGGTGCCATCGTGTTCCACGTTGTCCTTGAGCGCGGTATCGATCACCGCAAACACCTGATCACACCGCGTCGGATAGGCAACGGGCTTGCCACCCTCCAACAACGACGGCTCGGGGAAGAACGCCGTACCGCTCCAATCCACGAACTCCGCCAGGTATTCCTGCTGGTACACCAGCGGCGGATATTCATGGATCAGCTTTGCGACGACCTCCGGATCAAGATGCGGATTCGCGGCGGTCGGCGCATGAAACTCGACCCATCCTTCAGCGGGATTGGTGCAGGCTTCGTAGAAGTAATTGTCTTGGTCGATACCCTTCGGGGTGCCGGCCATGATGATCGAACCGTCGTAGTCCAATAGCGTCGGTCGGATCGATTGGTCGATAATCTCTTTCAGGCCCTTGGCCTTCAGGCTCGCCTCATCAACGATGACCTTGTGATACTTGCGAGAGCGACCTGCGTTCTCGTCCTCCAGCGTCCAGAATTCAACCAGACCTCCCGTTCGAAGCTGGATCAACTGATCGATCTTTGACTTCGATTCAATGACAGGCTTGAGCGTATGGATCAGGTTGCCATACGTGGGGGCGTTGATCTTGTACTTCGGGCCTAGCCATCCGATGCGCTGGCCTTGGAATGACCATTTCGCAACGCGGTTTTCAAGCAAGCTAGTCTTGCCGAAGCGACGACCGCAGCGAAGCACGATCTTCTTGTGTTGCGAGAAGGCTTGGGCGATGGGCCGCTGGCCTTCATGCAGTTTTTGCAGTGTGACGTTCTGACTCACGAGATGTCCGAGTCAGGATCGTCAAGCCTTGGTCCTTCTGGATTTGCCTGCTGCTCCGCTTTCCTCGCATTGTCGCATCGTGCAATCAATTGCATGCGCGTCCAAATGCGTAACTTGTCGCGCTGCACTGCGCCTTGTTCTGTCGATTTGTTATCCGCGATCTCGATGCAAACATCTGCATGCGTTTCGATGAATTCGGCGCGTGCAATCTTGAATTGCTTAGCGATTTCCTCATCTTCCTGACGCCACCCATTGATGGTGCGCCGCGGAATCCCTTCCTTCCGACAGATAGCGGAAAGCGTTTCGCCCTCTGCCAACCGATCGCAGATTTTCGGAACCCATTCACTCCGGTCGTACTTGCGCTCGGCAACCATGGCTGCGCTGCCTGTTATTCACTGGATCACGATGCCAACGCCGCAATCACGCGCCCCATGCCGTGATCTTCGATGGGGTCGAGCGAGAAAGATGGCGTGCCGATCTTGGTGAGCGGGCCGGGCAGCGACAGTTCGGGTGGAACCTGCGTGACAATGTCCAGGCCGTTGCGCGTGGCGAACCACGGCACCTTGTTCGCGGCCAGCAAATCCTGTATTGCGGCATCGGCGCAGAGCCGGGGCGGCTCGAAGGCGTAGACCGGAACGACGTGACCCAGCTGCGCCAGCACCGCTCCGTAGATGATCGCCATGGCGCCGCCCAAGCTGTGACCGACGACAGCGGACGGTCGCGGCAGGTCGAGGCACTCCGGCAGGATCGCCGCCAGCGCGCCGTAGAAGCCCTTGTGAATCTTGCCCAGTCCTTCCACCGCGATCACGTCGCAGTTGAGGTCGGCCAGCCATGCCGCGAGGTCGTCTGTGCCGCGGAAGACGTGCACGTCACCGTACACATGCATGCGCGAGGCGCTGTCCGCCTGCCCTACCGTTGGCGCGTCGCTGTAGGCGCGCTGGGCCAGCAGGGCGTAGTCGATGGGGCTCATGCCCGCACCCATTTCCCTTGGCGCACAAAACCATGATCTCCGCATATGCGGCACAGCACGCTGGGCGATAGCGTGAGAGGTTGCTCGCTGATCAAGTCCCACGCGGTGATCTTGCCGTCGAAGCTTTTCCACCAGGAGCGGCCGACCCAAGGCACAAAGCCATCGCACGGGTTGCCATCCTTGTCTTTGTGCGTGATGCGACAACCCACGATTTCGCCTTCGTAAGTGGCGAAATGCGCTACGTGCCCGTCTCCAAGATCGAGAGGCTCGCGCGCTGGCGACTGCTCGCTCACGGCTTGCCCGAACTCGCCGCGCTTGCCGGCGCGCTCTGCGCCGCCTTGATCTGCTGCTCGACCACGCCAGCGACACCGGCCGCGGTCTCGGCCACCACCAGCGCAGCCTGTACCTCCGCTTGCTGGGCGGCCGGCAGCGGTAGCGTTCCAGCGAGATGGCCCAGCGCGGGCAAGCCCGTGGTGACCAGCGCCTGGATGCTCGACACGTCGACGGTCGGCGCGGCCGATGCGCCATTGCAGACCGCGGTCACGATCGGATGGATGGCGTCGAGCTGGGCCTGTGCCTGCTTGCCGTGGCGGCCGTGGCCGGATCCGCCTCCAGCGCGGCGTTGAAGGCGACCAGCTGGGTGTGCACCAGGTTGAGCTGCGGGCAGGCGATCGCGGCGATCTGCGCCGGCGCCAGCGGCTTCGGGGCGTTGCCGGCGCAGCCGGCGATCAGGGCGAGCGAGAGCGTGGCGGCCAGGGCCACCAGCAGGGAAATGCGCTTCATGGGGTTACCCCTTGTCGGGTGCGTTGGAGTCGAAGGGCTGCGGAACGGTCGGCGGTTTCTCCGCGTCCGGCAGCTTGCCGGTGAGCACGTAGCGCACCTGCGGGTCGTCGAGCAGGAACAGGCCCACCGTCGCGACGCCGCAGATGGTCTGCAGGATCAGCGCGACCCTGCCTTGGTCGAAGTGGAGCCCGAACAGGCCGAGCGCCGGTATCGCGCTGGCCACAGTCGAGCGCTGGCTGAGCTTGCCCAGGATGCGCTGCCAGAACGCCAGGGCGCCGTCGCTGAGCTTCACCGGTTCACCCTCTCTTCCAGCTTCGTGATCCGGCGCTCGTGTTCGGCCTGTTCGGTCTGCATCGTGTAGATCGCTTGGGTGACGCTGGGCATGTCGGCAAGCGACGACTGCAGCTGCTTGACCTGCTGCGTCAGTACGGCAATGGCCGTCGTCTGCGTGGTCACCGTGGACGCCAGCCAGCCGATGCAGCCCACCGCGAGCAGCTCCGCGATGATCCGCACCGAGCTGCGGAAGCTGGGTTCGTTCGGCTCGCTCACGCGGATAGCCCCTGCACGGTCGAAAGCGCGGTCTGCGCGTTGGTAGCGAAGCGCTGGCGGATTGCCTCGTTCACGTCAGGCGTGCCGCGCGCGTAGGCGCCCGGACCCCAATCGCGGATGTAGTCAGCAAATGCGCCGTCCACATCACCCAGCGTTGGCAGTGGGCGCGGATCACACCACATGTCGTAACGAGCGATGCAGCAGGCGAACAAGTCGTCGGTCTGCACCGCGTAGTACATGTCCGCTGGCCATGCGGCGATGGCGCGCGACCGGCAAACTGCGCGCACCTGGCTCGCGCTGGCCGGATTGCCGAGAAGCAGCCCCATCAACGGCGGCTCATCCTGCCACAGGCCACGACCAGGACCGCCGCCGTCCTGCACGCGCGTTCGCAACCCGGATTCCTGCATGGCGTAGGTCAGCAGCAGCCAGCGCGCCACAGGGCTGTCGTACTGCGCCGGAAGCAGCCCCAGCGCCGGCACGATCACCTTCGCCAGCACGGTTTGCGGTGTGGCTGGCAGGTCGATCATCGGGCGATCCAGTAGGCGAGCGCGACGAGCGCCCATAGCACCAACGAGGACAGGCACGCGTAGACCACCCGCGCGCCGCTTCGAGGTCATCGTCGCGCATGAGGTCTCCAGGGGATGCCGCAGCCCATCGCCGCCCGAAGGCCTTTGTGGGCGTTGTCCCGGTGAAGCGATGCGGCAAGGGGAAACGAAAAACCCCCGCCGGTGAGGACGAGGGTTTCGGAAGTGGCAGTTGTGCGAATGCAATTCCGCCACAGTTTCCCGGACAAGTCAATGGCGCCGGAAAAGACGCCTTGGGCGCTTCATGACCACTGTGACCGGATCACGAACATCGCCGACTCGATACGGAGCGTTGATGGGGTAGCCATCCTCATCCGTGAGTTTCGGGAGATCACAGCCGGCCAAATACTTCGTTTGCATGCGCCGCTTGCCAACAGAATCGATGTAGGGCGTCATGCTCACGATGCGTACCGAATCTTGCAGACGTTCTGCAGCAACGTCGCGCAAGTCGGAAATCAGCCCTTCTACATCGATTTCCGTGGCTATCCTGCCCCATGGATCGAACCATTCTCCGCGCAGCCGGTGTTGCCCGTAAAGCTCGTGCATTTGAGCCTCTCGCATGCCGCCCTCGTATTCGTCCAGCACATCACACGCTACGACGCGGCGGATGTCGTAGGGGCATCCCGTCTGAATTTCGCTGATCCTCTGCCGAAGGCTTGCTGCGCGACCGAGTTTGACCAGCGTTCGATCTGGCGCGTCCACCAGAATGCTATAGATGAAATATTCTGTTTTCACGCTATTTCCCTGAGTTGATGCACGTCGCCGCCCTTTCGCAGCGCAAACTCCCACCGGTCCAGCGCGCCCTCGGATTTCATCCACAGCCAGCCGGCGCCGATGTTCACCAAGGCGACGAACTCGGCAGGCCGATGCCGCGGGCGCGCCGGCTCGATCCCGTGCACGGCCAGCCGGTAGGCGCCGAACGCGGCGATGGTGATCCGCTTGGCGTTGCGCTGACCGATGGCGCCTGTCCCGTGCTCCAGTTTGCCGGCCAGCCACTGCACGATCTCACGCTGCCTGTCGTCCACCTGGAGCGCCAGGCTGTAGACGATCCACGGACCCACGTCGTCGGGGTGGCGCTGCGCCATCTTGAGCGACACCAGCAGCTCCGCCTCGGCCGTCAGCTTGCGCGCGGAGCACGGTGTACCGCCGCCAGAGTCCGGGCCGCGGTAGGTGGTCGAGCCCAGCAGTCGGCCCAGCCGCTCCATCAGCAGCGGGCGGTCTTTGTTCCAGAACTCGTTCGACATCACCACCACTCCCGCATCAGATGCGCCGGAATCACCGGCAAGTCGTTGACGTCCATCCAGCACAGCGCACGGTCGTGGCCTACCCAGTGACCGCGCACGCACCAGCCCAAGTCGGTCCGGTAGTGCGCAACCTCGCGTTTGTGCCAGCTATCGAGGATCAGGTACTCGCCCTCGCGCTTCGGCGGATCGGTGTGCCAGGTCATGGGCTTTCCGGCGCATCGATCAGTGACGATTCCACGCGCATGATGTCTGCGCTACTGGCGAGCATTTGGCAGTTTCGGTGCACGCGGTAGAAATAGCTTCGCGGACTGCCGACACGCATCAGACTGATCGTCATGACGGGTAGATCCAGCGGCCGCAGGCAGTGGGGACATAATGCAGTCAGGCCA